CATTAGCACACAGTGGCGCAAACTTATTTATGGCAATAATGTTACTACCATGGGTTCATCATATAGCGAGACTATTAGGTCGTTTCTAGAGAAACACTGGGTCTCAATCGTTTTCATATTAATATTTGTCATACTATTCATCGGTTGGCCTATTGAGTATTATAAAGGTAATTGTAGAATAGGCGTCTTTCCAGAGATAGAATATATATGTGAAAATATACATAAGCGTCCATAAGGGCGCTTTTTTAAACACTAAACTGTTATAAATAGAAGTATGTTAAGATTTAAAACATATATGAAATACTTGGAGGAAGCTGTGTTATTTTCAACAAATCTGACACCTGCCGAATGGGATAAAAGACCTGAAAGATTTGATAATTTAAGAACAGCGATGAAAGATAAGATTAAGATCATTCATTTTAAATCTAAAATAAATCAAGAAGAAATGATAGTTAAGGATACTGCTGACAATAAGAAGGTGATAAAAGATTTCGAAAACGTAATATTAAACAAAACAGGTCCTGCGAGAAATAAAGCATTAAAAGAATTACCAACAATAGAACTCGACACATCTGTAGGTAAGGTACCAATTACATCTATTGCAAAATCATTACACTTTGGTGGACAACCAACCGGTGGAGGAATGTCAGGTGCTACAGCTAAAGGTGAGTCTTTGCAATGTGTTATGTTAGATGCTTTATTAAAGCACGGTACAAATAAAAAATATGATTTTTTTACGCAAGAAAATGTACTTGAAACTGCATTTAATAATGTAAAGGTAGATAAAAAATTCAAAGATATAATGGAGGCAGTAACACTAGCACCTCAATGGCATCGATCAGGATATATGATAGGTAAAAAATTAATTAAAGAAGGATACGTTACTAAAGATCATGAATTATTTCGTGGTAAAGGTAAAATGACTGAGATTTATAAACTAAAAAAGAATGCATATTCAGCTGAAGGTAAACCCGACTTAAGTAACGATAAATGGAACCCAGGTGACATCTATGCTATTAAGAAAAATGTCGATGTCAAAAAAGTATTACAAGATCATTCAGTTGCCGCATTAAATATTAGTCTGTCAGAAGCATTTAGAAAAAGAGATATAGTACCAATATCTCTTAAGATAGCACCAGAATTTAAAGACGAAGGTAGCATTAAATTAACTGTATATAATTTAGATAGACTTCCAGAAAAACAACGAAAGTTTGATAGGTTAACATTAGCAAAGAAAAAATTCTGGGGAAGTAAAAGTGCAACACTTTTCATCGATGGCCAACAACTCGACTTTAGATCTTTTAGTGACTTCGTTGCAGTCAATATGGAAATACTAGGTGGAAAAGCAAGAGGTGGAAAGGTTGGCTATAAACAACAACAGTATGCAGCAAAAGAATTCTTAAATGCAAAGAACTTACCAGAAAATCAAAAAATAGTAATTCAGTCGAGAAAAATTCATACTGAACTAAGCACTGGTAAAATTGGAGCTGATACTAAAAAGTTTTGGTCAATGGTTCAAGAAACAGATACAAATATTAAGGAAAAAGATTTTTATGATTATCCTAAAACAAGAAAAGCTGCCGACGTTCATTCTAAACTTGCGGCAACTTATGTATGTCATGCGATAATGAAAGCTAATAGAAAAAATAGAGATCAGTTTGCAACAAATGTATTTAACATTGCAGGTTCGCAAACAGAAGATTCATCAGTTTATGTAAAGGCGTTTGTATAATGAATTTTATAGAATATATTTATGAACAAAAGAATACACATATGACTCACATCGAGGACAAGGTTCTATACGGTGGAGTTGACGGAACAAGACAAGCTATACTTGCTCTTCGTTCTCTTAGAGATATGTTAGGAGGAGTTAAGGATGGAAACGTCAGTGTCAAGTGGGACGGAGCTCCAGCTATTTTTTGCGGTATCGATCCTCGTGATGGTAAATTTTTTGTTGCTAAGAAAGGGATATTCAACAAGTCTCCAAAAGTATACAAGACTAATGCTGACGTTGATGCTGATACTAGCGGTGATCTTAGTACCAAATTAAAAGCAGCTTTAAAATATTTACCAGAATTAGGTATTAATGGTGTAGTTCAAGGTGACTTTTTATTTGATAAAAGTGATATTAAAAATGAAAAGATAAAAGGAAAGTCATATATTACATTTCACCCTAACACAATAATGTATGCAGTACCTTCTGGTACTGATGCAGCAAAGAAAGTTAAAGCTGCAAAGATAGGAATCGTTTGGCATACCACTTATACTGGAAACTCTTTTGAAACTATGAAGGCATCATACGGAGTTGATACGAGTAAGTTTCGTAATAGCAAAAATGTTTGGTCACAAGATGCAATGTTAAGAGATATGACTCAGTTTACTATGTCTAAAAAAGATACGGAGGATGTTAATGCACATCTTAGTAATGCTGGTAGGATATTTAATAAAATTTCTAGTACTACCTTACGTACTCTCGAAGGTAATCAAGACCTTGCTCAAACTATTGAAACATTTAATAATACTTATGTACGAAAAGGCGAAGTCATTGGTAATACCAAGGCCCACGTTGAGAAGTTAATACAGTATATCAAAAGAAAGTTTCAAAAAGAGATAGATAAAAGAAAGACAGATAAAGGTAAGTCGGTACAACAAAAAAAATTAGATGAAATATTAAAATTCTTTTCACCACAAAACAAAATTAGTTTACAAATGATGTTCGATTTGCAAAAATCTATCGTTCTTGCAAAATTAAAAATTATAAATATACTTAATAGGTTAAATAGCGCGAAAACTTTTCTTAAGACTCGTGATGGGTATAAGGTAACTGGTCAAGAAGGTTACGTCGCTATTGACAAACTTGGTGGTGATGCGGTGAAAATTGTGGATCGTATGGAGTTCTCATACGCAAACTTTTCACCAGATATATTAAAGGGATGGGATAAACCAGGGAGGAACTAATGGCCCCAACTAAAACTTTTTTCGACATAGTTAATGAACTATCCATGAAGTCGGATAAGAAACTTCCTAATTTAAAAACACCCGTTAAAGGTAAAAAAGGCACTAGTAAATTCATGAGAATGAAGGTACACAATGCGCCTTATACTTCTGATTATAAGAAAGCGATGAATGCTTCAGTAGATAGTGCAGACAAAAAGCCAGAAAAATATATGAAGCCTGATGGTAAAATGGGAATCAGAATGGTCAAGACTGATAAAGAAATTATAAAGAAAGAATCAAGTTTTGGTGATAACTCATTTGCTGCTAGATTAATAAAAATACGAAATCATCCAAAAGTTAAGGCAGCTCGTAAAGCTCATGCTGCTGGCACATGGGATGGCAACGTAGATAAAGAAGGTGAAGCAGTAGTTCACATCAATGGTAAGCCACACACAGTTACTAATAAGTATAGTCAAAAGAAACAATCCAATCCTGATAAATTTAAACCATTTAAAAAGAAAACAAATGAAGCTAAGACATTTAATTACTTTGATAGTAAAGATGCTGCGCATGCACACGCAAAAAAACATGGTGGTAAAGTATTTGTAAATACCGGAAAGGGTGCAACTAAAGTAAAAGGTAAACCAGTTAATACTCATGTAGTAATTAAAAAAGAAGCAACGCATGATACTGACTCCTTTATAGGTTATTCACACGCAAAAAGAGCTGGTATGAAAGTTAAAAAACATAGCTCTGGAGTAACTGGTGATAATGTTACAATATCACATCCGGATTCTAAGAAATTACAAAAGTATGTGGATAATCATTTAGGCGGTGGTAAAGTAAAAGAAGAAGTGGATGTTGATGAAGCTTTAAACTTAGCGCAAAGAATGAAGCGTTCTCGTCTTATGAAGCGTATGAAGTCAAGAATCAAAATTGGAAAGCAACGCGCCATGAGAAAAATGGCAAATAAGAAAACTCTTGAAAAAAGATCAATGAGACAGGCACGTAATGCCATCGCAAAAAAATTAACAAGAGGTATTCCTAAAAAGGAATTAACATTTGCAAGAAAAAAAGAGATTGAGAAGAGATTAGAAAAACCTGCTTTACAGCAAAGAATTAAAAGATTAGCTAAAAGAATGTTTAAGGATGTTCGTAAAAAAGAAGTTGAAAGAAAGAAAGGTTAATGTTAAGTTCATTTAAAAAATATTTGATTGAGGAAGAAAAGACCATATACTTTACGTTTGGTCGTATGAATCCTCCAACAACTGGTCATGAAAAATTAATGAATGAGTTGGCCAAGAAATCTGGAAGTAATCCATATAGAGTTTACTTATCACAATCAACAGACAAAAAGAAAAATCCATTGGATTTTAAATATAAAGTTAAGACAGTTCGTAAGTTCTTTCCTAAGCATGCAAGAAGCGTAATGCTTGATAAGAAAGTTAAGAACGTCTTTGATGCAGTAACTGAAATGTATAATGACGGATTTAAGAATGTAACAATGGTAGTAGGCTCAGATAGAATTAATGAGTTTAATACATTATTAAAAAAATACAATGGAGTTAAAGGCCGTCACGGTTTATATAACTTTAATAAAATCAACGTAATTTCAGCCGGAGACAGAGACCCCGATGCAGACGATATAAGTGGAATGTCAGCATCTAAGATGAGACAACTAGCAAATGAAGGAAACTTCACACAATTCTCACAGGGGCTGCCACGGAATGTTTCAAATGCAGACGCAAAGAAAGTATATAATGAAGTAAGAAAAGGTATGGGACTAAAAGAACAAAAAGAATATTTTAACAAGTTACATTTCGAGCCTGTCTCTGAGAAAAGAGAGGCATATGTTAAAGGAAATCTGTTTAATATTGGTGATCATGTTACTGTCGTGGGCAGTGACGAACTCGCTAGTGTTACCAGTCTTGGAACTAATTATGTTATCATAGAATCAAACGGTAAGCTATATCGAAAGTGGCTTACTGATGTCGAACTAGTTGAAAAGATGACAAATAGACAAGATCCGGATATTAGAAAAGAGCCGGGTTCACAACCCGCAGGTTATTATGCTGGAGTAGATAAAAAACTCAAAAAAAGAAGGATGGCCCATTTTAAGAAGTACGCAGAAAAACCGGGAGATGGACCTGACAAACAATCGAATTATAAGCCTGCACCGGGTGATAAAGGTGCAAAGACAAAACTTAGTAAACATACAATTAAGTATAGAAAAATGTACGGTGAAGACGCAGTAGATGTTGCAAAACAAAAAATAGCAAGAGAAAAAATGGTTGATAAAATGAAACATGCTCGAATGCTTAATCGTGCAAAGATTAGAAAATTAAAAAACAGGAGTGCACAAAATGCTTAAATTCAAATCATTCAGTAATCTCGTCGACAAAGAGATTGAGGAGCTTAGTGAAAATGAAGCTCTGAGAAAGAAAGCGGCCAAGTCTGGTATATCCTATGGAACATTAAAAAAGGTTTTCAATAGGGGAATGGCTGCATGGAAATCAGGACATAGACCGGGGACAACACCTCAGCAATGGGGACACGCAAGAGTCAACTCATATATCACTAAAGGTAAAGGTACTTACTACGGTGCCGATTCTGATTTGAGTGGTAAAGGTAAAAAGAAAGATAAGAAAGAGGGTTATGTTTCTTATGCTCAACAAAAGGCAGCACACGCATCAATGGCTGAAAAAGGAAAGAAAAAGAAAAATAATGAATCAGTTGACGAAGCAAAACATGATCCAAAACATATAAAGCAAGCTATAGGTATCGCATCTGACCCAAGATATGCAAAGGGTAATATGACAGGTGCAGTTAAGGCAATGAATAAAATTTCTAAAGATATTGACAAGCATCCACAGGTTGCAGCAGTATTAAAAAGACAAAATGAAGCAAAAGTTCAAGAAATATCTAAAGGTCTTGCGATGAGATATATTGGTAAGGCTTCAAGAGACGTTTATCATAAAGGCCAACAACAAGGTACTGCAGATGCAATAAGCCGATTAGGTGGACCAACTAAAGACTATAAGAAAAGTCCTGAACGCAAAGCAGCAAAACGTGTTGCAGGTATCGATAGAGCTACTAAAATAACATCTATGGGTCCTTTGTCTTATCCGATTGGTAAAAGTTCTAAAAAGAATGAAGCAATGTCTGATGCAGAGAAAGCAGCACATCAAAAAGCCATTAATACTTATATGGCAAAAGGCGGTAAAGTTACAAAACTTAAACCCGGTTATGCACAAGGTTACCACGGTAAAGCTGATCCCGGTGCAGGTATTAAAGGTATGATCGATAAAGGTGATACTAAACAGTTTGGTACTAAGAAAAAAATAGGGAGCATGAAATGACACCATTTAATTTCAATAACATCGCCAAAGCATTAGATGAGATGAGCCAAAAGCTTGAA